TATAAGTTAGCAGAAAATATTATACACACTTTTAAGTTCTATTACACAGATGTTGAGAAAATAGAAGACTTAAAACATGAGATTGTTTCTGTTTTACTAGAAGATAAGATAATGAAGTTTGACCCCACTAATGGAGCAAAGGCATACTCTTATTTTGGCACAATAGTAAAGAGGTGGTTAATTAACTATAACAATAAAAACTATAAAAGACTCAAACAAATAGGTTCTTTTTCAGAAATGGAGGAATCTTATGATTCTAAAATAACTGATAAGAATGGAGAAGCAGCAGGCATTAGTTTAGCTGAGTTTCTAGACCGTTGGGTCGAAAGTATGTACGATCAGCTTGAAGAAATGTTCCCAAAAGAACAAGATATTAAGATAGCTGATGCAGTTCTTACTATATTTAAAACTAGAAATGATCTAGATATTTTCAAAAAGAAAGCTCTCTATATCTACATAAGAGAGATGACTGACTGTGAGACTCCTTTACTCACTAAGGTAATAAACGTACTTAAGGAAGACTTCAGAGAAAAGTACCAAAAACTATATGATCAAGGATTAATCGTCAATAAAGTACGCTGATCTATTTATAATAAACTAAAAATATGAGTTTAGATAAAGAAATATTTGACGGTAAAACCTTATCTGATCTCTTTTCTGAAATCCATAATAACTCTACCAGCACTAGAGCTCAAGTAAAAGCTTTGATTGGTGAGTTAAAACCTCTTATAGAAAATATAGGAGATGCTACTTTGATTGTACCTATGATTAAGGAGTATATGGAGATAGGTGTAAAGAATGATGAAGCATTAATTAAATTAGCAACCATCGTTCAGAGAATAGAATCAGCTAACGCCAAAGGAGACGGTAGTGATATGTTTGATTTCTCTGAGTTACAAGACTTATTAGAAGAATCAGAAGAGACAAAAGACGAGATACAAGAGGTAAAAGACGAGTCAACAGAAGAAGATGTTTAATTTCGGAGGAGGTATATTAGCCAAAGCTATATCAGCAGCAAAAGGTGCTGGAGCTCAACCAACATTTAAGTTTGGTAGAGTAGTAGACGTAGTACTGGATGAATCAAGTCCATACTGGGATGAGTTCGGTAGATCTCAATCTGTAAACGGTATAAGGTATAGACCATTGGATAAAGCACATTCAGAAGATGAAGATGCATTACTACCTTTTGCCTATTGTGGTAATACAAATATAATAAACGTACCTCTAAAAAATGAAATAGTAATTATTACTGCTCTACCTTCTGAAAATAGAGCTGTTAACTCCCTTCAAACTAAAAATTATTGGTTTTCTATAGTAAATATTTGGAACCACCCACACCATAATGCATACCCTGACACACTACAATCAGGTACAGGTGCTGCTGATCTAGGAGAAGATTTCGAAGAGGTAAAGACTGTCGCTCCTTTACAAACATACCCAGGTGATATACTTATATCAGGTAGACATGGAAACACTATAAGATTAGGTGGAACAAAGCATCAATACAACAACCTAACAGAAGATGGTGATAACGGTAAACCTTTTATTATTATTAAAAATAAAATGAAAGAACCTGAAGATGGTACATCATTATCATCCGAAGACATAAACGAAGACGGGTCTTCTATATACATGGTATCTGACCATGAAGTACCTTTAGAAGAAGCTAATACCAATGCAGCATCATGGGATGAACCAGCTGATCTCGCAGGAGTATATAAAGGAGACCAGGTCGTACTAAATGGTGGTAGGTTATTTTTTAATGCTAAAGAAGAAGGAGCATTTATAGCTGCTAAAGAATATATAGGTTTAGCATCTAAACAAGTACATTTGGATGGAGATGATCAAGTATCGATTGACGGTAAAAAAATATACTTAGGTGCTGTAGCTATGAGAAGAGAAGATGAACCTGTTTTGTTAGGTCAAACAACTCAAGATTGGTTAACTACTTTAGTCGATAATCTAGATACTTTACTACAAACTTTATCAAAACCTGGACCACCTCCGGTATACGTAGCTAAAGCAGTTGCTACATCCACAGCTTTACTAGGAGGTATCAAACAGTTAAAAACTCAAATTAAATTATTATCATCTAAAAAAGTATTTACTGAATAATGCCGTACGTAAACATTAAAGAATCTAATCTAGTTAACGCTGTTGCTAAACAAGTAGGTGCAGTGCAAGAAATAGCTACATCTAAAGTCTACGATTTAGTAAACGACTCTATACAAAAAGTTAGAAGAGAAGCATGCCCAGTACTTCCTGAAGCTATTAGATTACAACAAAGAGTAAATACTGTAACTAGCAGTATCAACAACATAAGTGTAAGGGTAAATAAATTTAAAAGACTTGCTCGTACAGTTTTGACGTTAGTAAGAATATTTAAAATCTTGTTGAAACTAATAAAAAGACTTCCAGTACCTCAATCAGTTCCACCAGGTTTCGGTTTACCGGTAGGATTTTCTATGGTTCAATCAGATTTTTTACATAAGTTCAAAGAAAAGATAAAACAAGGTACTGATGATTCTAAAGGTATACTCGAGGTAATTAAAAGTCCTGGAGTCAATATTCAAATGTACAGTAGAATATTAAGCCGTATTAATATAGTTACTAATGGATGTAGACTAGAAGGTATACTTAAAAGAGAAGTAGCAAGAGGTAGAATAACTAATGAAAGATTAGAACAATTAGGTATCATAAGAGACAGTAAATACATATTTAGTGAAGTTGGACAAAATTTATTTTCAAATTTAGATTTTACTAGAGACGGTATACTATATGAATCTAATAGTGCTACAGGTAAATCTATAGAAGAAAAAAATAAAATAGCCGATAATGCAGAGAAAGATTTTTTAGGGGCTTTACAAAAGCTTGATGGAGAAAATAATAAAGACCTTAAAGACGCAATAAAAGATTTATTTGATGCCTTTGAAGCACCAGCTGACAATACTGCCGGTACAAACTCAGACTTCTTTTACACTAATGCAAACGGAGAAGTATTTGAATTAAAAATTAAAATAGATCCTAAATCACCTAAAGTAGCTCCTAGAAGATTTGCAGTGGCTATAGATGAATCAGGAGTAGAAATATTAAAAGGCCCTAAATCCTTTAGTTCATCAACAAAAGTATTATTAGATGAATTAAAATTTAGATTAGATAATCAACTTCCATAACTAAACTATTTATATATATGAAACTCGATAAACTTAGACAAATAATAAGAGAAGAGGTTAGAGCTGCAGTTAAGGAGGAGTTACAAGAAATGCTCAATGAAGCAGTAAAAGTAGCATCAACTCCTGAACCTAAAGCTAAAACATCCGGCTATAAAGCTGTGACACAAAAAGATATTAGTCGTACTTGGTCTACAGGTAAATTAAATAAAGGCACAGTTCCTTTAGAAGAAATGCTCAATCAGACAGCTCAGAGTATGACAGGAGAAGACAGTAGAAATTTTGCTAATTCAGGAGGTGTTAAGAAACCTAATTTTGCTTCCTCAATGGGTAGCCAAATGGGTATGACTGAAAATTCAGGACCTTTACCTGGCATTGATATTAGCAAACTAGACTTTGTTAGTAAGGCTAAAGAAGTTTTAGACTTGGCTAATAAAAAAACTAAACAAAGAGTAGGGTAATGGCATTTGAGGTTAGAAAGATAGATCCAAGAGACTTGCAGCCTAGAACTGCAATTGGTGTAAGCTTACCATTTAGCGGTAAAGCTGTCTTTAACTCAACCTTTACGTCTGCTGAAGCTATAAAAAATAACCTTATTAATTACTTCTTAACTGGTAAAGGAGAGAGGTATATGAATCCTACATTTGGAAATGGACTACAAAACTTACTGTTTGATCAACTTACAGAAAGTAAAGTAAACCAAATTGATGCATTAATAAAAGCTGATTTAGATGCATTCTTTCCAAGAGTAGAAGTAGTAAACATATCAACTGAAGGTATTCCAGATAGAAATACAGTTGAGTTTAGTATGTCTTATAAAGTGAAAGATACTAATATAGAAGACGAACTAACAATAAATTTTGAACAATAATGGCTGAACAACGAGACATAAAATATATCAATAGAGAGTTTTCAGACTTTAGAACGCAACTTGTTGAGTATGCCAAACAATACTTCCCTGATAGCTATAATGATTTTTCTGCTACAGCTCCAGGTACTATGTTCATTGAAATGGCTGCTTATGTAGGAGACGTTTTATCGTTCTACCAAGACACTCAATTACAAGAAACATTTTTACAACATGCTAAAAATCCTCAAAATCTTTATACGTTAGCGTATATGATGGGGTATAGACCTAAAGTGACTACTGCATCAGAAGTCGATTTAGAAGTTACTCAGGAGTTAGATCCAATTTCAGGAGGAGATACTCCAGATTGGGATCAAGCTTTATTCATCTCAGGAGGAGCAGTTGTAGGAGCAACTGATAGTAATGATACTACATTTATTATAGATAACTCTATTGATTTTAAATTCAGTAGTTCTTACGATCCAACCGAAGTTACTATTACCACTATAGATTCAGGTACAAATTTACCATCTGTGTTTCAACTAAAAAAGAAAGTTAAAGCATACTCTGGCACAGTAAACACTGTAATAGAAACTGTAGGTAGTGCTGAAAAGTTTAAAACTGTAGAGATTGAAGATGCTAATATTATAAGAGTACTTGATATCACAGATGCTGATGGTAATGTATATCATGAAGTACCTTTTTTAGGTCAAGATACAATATTTGTAGAACAAACTAACGATAGTACATATAACGATTTAGTAAAAAGTTCCTTACAATTACAAAAAGTACCTAGAAGATTCGTAACTAGATTTACATCAACAGGGGTATTACAAATACAATTTGGAGCAGGAGTTATATCTGCCGACGATGAAAAATTCTTACCTGATCCTACTTTACTTACTAAGTTTGGATCTCAAGATCAAGTTAATGCTATCGATATAGCATATGATCCTTCAAACGTACTATTTACAAGAACGTACGGTTTAGCTCCATCCAACACATCTTTAACTATAAGATACCTAACAGGTGGAGGTATAGGCTCTAACGTACCTGCTAACACCGTTACCAATAAAACAAGTTTAGGTACAATAACTGCAACTGACTCTTCTAAAGAATCTACATTAGCATTTAATAACGTTACTCCTGCAACAGGAGGAAAAGATGGAGACACAGTAGAAGAATTAAGACAAAATGCTTTACGTTCATATGCTGAACAAAGTAGAACAGTGACTGAAGATGACTATACAGTAAGAGCATTAGCAATGCCTCCTCAATTTGGTTCAATAGCAAAAGCTTATGTAACTAGAGAATTATTAGCTAATTCAGACAGAAGTGTTTTGGATAAAAATCCATTAGCATTATCTCTTTATACTTTAGCATACGATGTTGATGGTAAATTAGTAAATGCATCTTCTGCATTAAAGACAAATTTAAGAACGTATCTATCTCAATATATGATGGTGACTGATGCTTTAGATATAAAAGATGCGTTTGTAGTAAATATCGAAGTAAAATACGAAGTATTATCTTTACCTAATTACGCTACAAGAGAAGTACTTACAAGGTGTACTGAGGTATTAAAAGACTACTTTAAAACATCGAAAAGAAATATTAACCAACCTTTAAATCTATCTGAAGTTTATACTGTACTTGACAAAGTAAAAGGAGTACAAACAGTAAAATCAGTAGTTGTAAAAAATCTAGCTGGTGGGAATTATTCATCATTTGCATACGATACTGAAGGTGCTACAAAAGATAATGTAGTTTATCCTTCATTTGATCCATGTATATTTGAAGTTAAATACCCAGACTTAGACATTAAAGGAAGAGTAACAGCAATATAAAATGGCAATATATAGAATATATCCCGAAAAAGATACATACATAGACAGCAAACCTACGACTGCTG